ACTCGGTTCCTACCGCAAGGAAAGATTAAACGGTCGCGAATTCGATGTCGTCAATACGCCCGGCATCAGTCCGAAGACGATCCGCCATATCGTCGCCGCTCCCAATCATTTCCGGGCGTGGCGCAGGGATCTCTATTTTCAGATCGGCGGCCACAACCGCGAGATCCACGTCGCCGACGACTACGAAATCATGGTCAGGACGTTCCTCGCGACCCGAATGGTGCATATCCCGCGGCTCGGATACGTCCAATATATGGATGGCGGGACAAACACCCAACGGATACGCAACAAAGACATCCAGCGTCACGTACGCTATCTGCAAAGCCGATACGATCGACAGATCCACGAGCGGTTTCTCGCACTCGGCGTCGATGACTACGTCTGGGACGAGGAATCCGGCTGCGCAGACTTTCGTTACGCCAATCCTGAGAATGTGCAGGTCGCCTCGCTAACCTACGAGGAGTAACATGACTCTGATCAATGACCTGTTTCTCACGCCAGCGCCGCAGCGTTCCGATCTGGCGCGGGTGTTGCGCGACGCGCAGTGGTGGGCAAACCTGCCGGCCGCGCAGGGCCCGGTCAATGTCTATCGCAATGCCGAGGGCCTCTTGGTGCTGAGCAAAGAGACGATGGCCGGGACATTGATCGGCACGGTGCATCCCGATCCGTTCTATCTCTCCGGTCAGCGCGAGGAGTGGCGCGAAGCGTTTATGCACCTTGGGGACAGGAGGTACTGATGGCGATCACGGCGCGCCAGCGGCAGAAATTGCCGGCGACGGACTTCGCATTGCCCGGCAAAGGCACCGGCAAGGGTGGCAAGGGGCCGGGAAGCTATCCTGTGGATACTCCTGGCCGGGCCAGGAGTGCGCTCTCCAGAGGCGCTCAGCACGCATCCCCGAGCGAGCTGGCGACGATTAAGAGGAAGGTTCGGCAGAAATATCCGGGCATCGCGGTCAACAGCAACAAGCAGGGGAAGGGGAGGAACTCAAAATGATCGTTCTTTTTAATGTGCTGACACGCGAGCGATGGGAGCTGCCCGATTCATACAGTGCTCAGCCGCTATATCTGGCTAATCCTCCTTGGCCGCCCGGATCGTACGATATCAGGAACGGATCTACTGGCCCGCTTACTGTTGTTTATGACAGCGTTCTTACTGCTGTTATACCTGCTGGGACTCGTTGGAACGTAAGCACCAACGAGAACCTGTACTCGTGGTTCCCGGTTGGGGTGGACTATGCCAGTTGGACGACAGGAGCTGTCGGCCGCGGTATTTGGGGTGCCGGCTGGGCATGGGATGGGGGGTCGGCATGAGCGAAGAAAAGAGTGTAATCGTCGAATTGACGCCGACCGAGGTTGATGTGCTTGTCGCGACGATCGAACACGAATTGCAGGGCACCCGGCCGCTGATCGACCTGCAGCGTAAGCTGCAAACCGCGCGCGGAGTGGTCACGACCCGCCCTACGGAACAGCGCCAGGACCAGCGCCGTGGCTGACGTGGCTGCGTAAAGCGCTCGGATTTTAAATGGCCCGCTTGCCGCTGATCGGCGGCAGCTTTACGACGCGCTCAATCATCGCCTCGGCACAACGCTGCATCAATTACTACCCCGAGACCAACCCGCGCTACATGCAGCAGACCCCGACGACGCATTACCAGCGTCCCGGCTATGTGCCGGTCGCGCAAATCGGTGCCGGGCCGATCCGCGGGTTGTGGCAGCTCTCCACCGGTGACGGCTACTGTGTCTCCGGCAACGGGCTGTTTAGAATCAATTCAGACTGGAGTTCGACCCATCTCGGCGACATCACCGCCGGTCGCACCAACATCTGCTCGATGGTCGATAACGGCTTCGACTGGGTGCTGGTCGACGGGTCAGCCAACGGATGGACCGGCGGTCTTAACACGACAGTCTCAGCCAATCCGCCCTTCGCGCAGATCAACGATCCGACGGGCACCTTCCAGGGGGCCGATCGGGTCGACTACATCGACACCTATGTGATCGGCAACCAGCCCGGCTCGGTGTTCTTCTGGTCGACCTACAGCAATCAGTTGGTATGGGACGGCCTGTGGATCGCCGGCAAGACCGGTTGGCCCGACAACCTCCAGGTCGTTTATGTCAACCGCCATGAGATCATCCTGCTCGGCAGCCTCAAGGGCGAGGTGTGGTACGACGCCGGGCAGCCTTTGTTTCCGTTCGCCGCACTGCCCGGCGCCTATATGGAGCACGGGATCGCCGCCAAGTACTCGATCGCGCATTACGACATCGCGGTCTTCTGGCTCGGCCGGGATCTGCACGGACATGGTGTGGTATTTCGTTTCCGCGGCTACTTTACCGACCGCATCAGCAACCACGCGCTCGAGTTTCAGATCCGCGAGATGGCCAACACGGTCGGCATCGATGATGCGATCGGGTTTACCTACCAGGTCGACGGCCACCCTTTCTATGTGCTGACCTTCCCGCGCGGGAACCAGACTTGGGTGTTCGACGACTCGGTCCAAGACCCGACCCTAGCTTGGCATCAAGAGGCGTGGACCAGTCAGGACGGTGCCCTCAACCGCGTCCGCGGTCAGTGTCATGCGCTGATCAACGACACAAATGTGGTTGGCGACCATACCAATGGCACTGTTTACCGGCTCGACCTCGATGCGTATACCGACACCGTCGACGGGATCGAATCGGCGATTGCCTGCGTTCGGACATTCCCTCACATCGGCGCGGCCCGGGTAGCGGGCAGTACGCAGATGGCGCAACTCGACGGTCGGCGCGTGCAGTTCGCGGCCTTCAGGGCGGACCTAGAGTGTGGCATGGGGCCGAAAGATATCGATGGTTTGCCGGCGCAGGTGTCGCTTCGATGGTCCGACGATCGGGGCCGCACTTGGGGAAGTGCGGTTCTGCAGAGTGCAGGAGCGCCCGGGGAGTATTTAACTCAGAGTCAATGGCTCGGGCTCGGGATTGCTCGAGACCGAGTATTCGAAATTTCGCACTCGATTCGAGGGCCAGCGGCCCTTCAGGGCGCTTGGGTGGACGCCGAACTTTTGGGGACCTAATGCACATCGCGACCAATCCCGAACGCTATGCGGGCCGAGTGGTGGGCAACGGCAGCTGCGCTCTGTTTGTCCAGCGCGTGTCACGGGTCGGATTGACCAAGACCTGGCGCCGCGGCCAGCGCGTGCGCAACAACAGTGTCCCGCAGCACACGATCATCGCCACGTTTGCCGGCGACCCACCGCGCTATGCCAATCGTAGCAATGGCACCGCCCATGTCGCGGTGTTTATCCGCCAGGAACCGGGTGGACTGCGCGTCTGGGACCAATGGCGCGGTCAACCGGTGCATCAGCGCACCATCCAGTTTCGTGCTGGTCAGGGCAGGCCGGTCAATGACGGTGACGCCTATTTTGTCGTGGTGACGTGATGCGCAATCTCGCAAACCCAGCCATTGCAGCTAATATCGCAGCCCTTCTGGCTGCGGTCGGTGTCAATGTGTATGATCAGTCTTGGCAGTTCGTCATCGAGATTTTGGCTATGATCTTTGCCGTCGCAGGGATTGCTGTTGGATTCTGGAGAAGTCGCGTGCAGCCACCGCAAGCGCCGCTCATGGAACCGTCGAACCGCCAGAAGACGTAAACTGTGGATCTTTCTGTGGAAAACCGTAAGCGGATGATGACGCCTTCGGGGCGCCTCACGCCGCTGACCCGAGCGACGACGCCGCCAAGCCCTGCGCTTGAAGCAGTAATCCCGGTGGCAGCACCAAAACTCGACAGCCCGCTGGTGATACAGCCGGGCGGCACCCCGGCATTCCCGTGGTCGCAAATGATGATCAACCTCTACCGCTTGGCACAGCCGACCGGGGTAACCCCCGGCACGGCCGGCGGCATCACGGTCAACGCCCATGGTCAGGTGGTCGCGACACAAGCGAGCGGTGCGACGATCGACAGCCCGGCGCTGAGCGGCACGCCGACCGCTCCGACCCCGGCGGCCAACGACAACTCGACGGCGATCGCGACGACCGCATGGGTGCAGGGACAGGGTTATCTGACGAGCGCAGGGGATGTGACGCAGACCATCACGATTGGCGGCGACGCGACCGGCTCCGGGGCTGAGACCGGGGTCATCACGGTTACCGTCATTGCCTTGCATGGCCGTAGCGTGTCGGCGGCGGCACCCAATGTCGGTGACGCGCTGGTATGGAACGGATCGGCATGGGCCCCGACAGCGTTAAGCCTTGGTGCGCTTGAAGCCCGCGTCACTGCGATCGAGGCGCGTCTAGCTGCGGCCGGGATTCCCTGACATGGCGTTTCTCGTCCTCTGCCTGCCACGCAGCCGCAGCGCCTGGCTCAGCAGCTATCTGAATTATCCCCTCGCCAGGCCGTTGCAACCGATTGGTCACGAGG